CCTAATACTCTAACCTTTAAACCACCAACGTTTGTTTCACCGTGAGTTTGTCTAGGATTTAGATTAATATTTTTTTCTTTAGCAATTCTGTTTTTAATAGCATCTGCTTTACCTTGCTCATAAAAATGATTAGCTATAGCATCAGCATTCATAGCAGTAAATAAAGATTTGTGATAACCTTTTGCGTCATCAATAACATCTCCATTGTTAGTAAACTTATTAACAAAGTTATTAATATCGCTTTGAGTTGTCTTTACTTTATTG